TTAAAAAAGCTATTTATGGTAGAAAAGTATTTACTAATAAGTCTGAATTAGAACACTATAAATTATATGAACAATTAAAATTACAAAAGGAGTTAGTAATGGAACTACATCAAGCAGTTGGAATATGCGAGGGTTATATTAGATGTGATAAAGCAGAAGATGAAATTAAAGCTTGGCAATTTTTAATTGATACTGGAATTGCATGGAAACTACAAGGTTGGTTTGGAAGACAAGCACAGAATTTGTTAGACATGGGAGTATGTAAAGAAAAAAATTTACAATAAAATGCTTGACAAATATTTTAAATGTGATAAAGAAAAGATATGAAGACAAATATAAAAACAATAATAGTTAAACTAAGAATGAAGTATGCTGATTGGAGAGGACATCATGGTAAACGATGGGATTATGAACCTGGTAATTGGTATATGGGAAGACATAAGAAAATAAAAAAAGAACAAGAGCCTACACTAAGATATACAATCTTTAGTGTACTGTTTATATTGGTAGGGATATTATCACTATCAATAATATTAAATATTTTACAAGGAGGTATATAATGTACATAGATAAATATAATATAAAAGTTATAGGTCAAACTTATAATTCTAAAAAAGAAAAGTATGATAATGATATGATTAAACTAACTTTAAATTCTAATGAAGGACTTAATGTTAAAAAGTTTATACCAATGTTAGATGAGATTATGGATGCTAACGATGGTTGTCATTTAGAATTAGACATTACAATTAAACAACATCAATACGATAACTAAGGAGAATATAATATGTTTGGATTTAATAAAGGTAAAGAAGATAAGGTTAGAAGATACATGGTAATGGGTAAATTTAAACATGGTACTAATTTTATTTTAGAAAAACAATTTTTAAATAAGCATAGTGCAGACCAATATGTTTCACTAATGAAAGAGAATAATGAATATTCTGACTATGAATATTTTTTATTTGAACAATCAAAAGATTATAACTATGAACAAAAAAATGACTGATGACATTACATCTTATGGTGATGTTTATCTTGCAGAGTTATCTAAAAATTTAGCTGACAGTAAGGATGAGCATACAAAATTATTAGATTGGATTAATGAACTTTCAGAAAATAATTTTAATCTGATAAAAGAAATAAGAGATTTAGAAATTAAGTTTAACAATTTAAAATTTAAATCAAATGATTGGATAGCAGACTTAAAGAAAGCTGAAGAGGTTAGATTAAAGTTAGTTGAAGAAATAAAAAATCTAAAAGCTGAAGTTAAATATGAAAGACAATTAAGAATAGAGGGTGCTAAATATCATAATGGGTAGAAACTATAAATGGTTGGAGGAAAATATGTTAACACCTAGACAAATAAAACTTTTTAATTTCTTAAAAAAATATAAGGAAGAAAATAATTATATGCCTACATTTAGAGAAATTAAAAAACATATGAACTTAAAATCTATCAGTACCGTACATAAAATGATAGGTTATCTAGAGTTCAAAGGATATATTAAAAGGATTCCAGCAATGGCTAGGGCACTAGAAATAATAAAGGAGTATAAATAATGATGTATGATGAGTCTAAAAAATATAAAGATGTACCACTAGATAATGAAGTGTTTACATATCTAGATAAATATGATAACTTGGAGACAGAAAAATTAGGTATGCTGTTAGCTAATCTAAGTATGCCTAGAATGTGTTATAGTTGGAGTAGTGTTGAGGACTTTAATACTCTTTTAAATAAATATAAAATAAATGTTTCACAGTTTGAAAAGGAAAAACCAACTGTAGAAAAATCTATTAAGTCTGAAATATCAGATACTTTATTTTCTTTAATAGATAATAATAAATATAAGAAAAGAAATTTGATAAAAGCTTTAAGAGAAAAGTTTCCTCAAGTTAATGCAGGTGTAATACAAAGATTAATTAAAAAATATTTATCTCTAAGAATACTAGAAGTAGATACAACATTTAAAACTAAAAAGTATATTATAAAAGGAAAGTATTATATTAAATAATTTATGACAAAATTTATTTTAAAAAAATCTTATGTTAATTTAGATTTACAAATTGAGGATTACTTTGAAGATGTAAAAGATGAAAACAAATTAAAAAATAAAATTAACTTTAGTGAGAATGCTATCATAGTTAGTAAAGAAGTTAAACAAACAAGAGCAACAATAGAGGAGATAGATGAGAAAAGTTTTAAAGAAAAAATTAAAAATGTTAACAGCAAAAATAAAACAGTCACTACAAAAGATATTAAAAAGGATTAGGAATGTTATTTAAAACTGAATCATTTGTTAATCCATTAAACGATTCTTCAGGTTATACTATAACACCAGAAATATTATTATGGAGGTCAGTACTTGTAAGAGTTATATTAGATTCTTTAGGAGTTGATATTCATGCATGGGGTTATGTTAAGAAAAGAATAATAGAAGATTCTAATTTGTGGTTTGATAAAAACAATAAAGATTTTATACTGGTGTGTGACTATGCTGATTTAAATTCTGATTTTGTTCTGCGTTTATTTAATAAAATTAAAAACAATAGTAATCAAAAGAGATTTAAAAATATTAATTTAAATAAATTTCTTTTAGAATATCTATGTACATTTACAGGTGAGAAATAGTGAAATTAAACAACACATCTAAGTTTGATATTGACTTAAAGTATGGTCAAATAAGAGAGAAGAGAGTAGCAAATCTTCTTGGTAAAGAACAAGTAGAAATTAAAACTGAAAGGAGTTGGTGGAGAAAAACAGGAAACATTGCAATTGAATATGAATACAGAGGTAATCCTTCTGGTATTGATAAGACAGAAGCTAAATGGTGGTTTCATATTTTAGAATTAGAAAATAAAGAACATTGCATTTTAGTTTTTAGAGTATCAAGATTAAGAAAGATAGTTAAGAAGTATAAAAAAACTCACACTAAAAGTATCGGAGACTACCGAGCAAGTAAGTGTGTTGTTATTCCAATCAAAGATTTATTTAATGAGGACTGTTACAGTATATAATTATGGCTGATAAAGATTTAATTCGTCAATACAAAGATACAATATTAGACTTAACTAAAGAAAAGGAAGAGGCTTTTAAAACAATTAAAGATAAAGATTTAAGAATTAAAAAAATCTTAATTGAATTAGAACAAGCTAATTATGATATACAATCTATGGGTAAAAAGATTAATGAATTAGAAATTAAATTAAATAAAAAGGTTAATTTATCTAAGAAAATAGATAAAGTTTTAAGTGAAGAAAGTGAAAAAAAAGTTTCAAATAGTGTTGACATGGATGACAAAATTTGATATAGATTATGACATGTCAAATAAATTAAACAACATACGAGGTAATATAATATGGCAATAGTAGAAGGAACAGCTTATTGGGCATCAATAACTAGACCCAATGAAAAGTTTGAACCAATGTGGAGAATTGACTTATCAGTTGATGATGCAACAGCATCTGAATTTCAAAAGCAAGGATTCCAAATTGGAGAAACCGTTGTTAATGATGAGACTATAAAGAACATCATTAAGTTTAAAAGAAAAGTATCAAAGGCTAATGGTGATAAAAATCAACAGCCACAATTAGTTGATGCTGATAAGAAACCAATTGATAAAATAATTGGTAACGGTAGCAAAGTAAAAGTAATGTATAAATCTTATGACTGGAATTACAAAGGTAAGACTGGTAAAGGTTTAGACTTACAAGCAGTACAAGTTTTAGACTTGGTTGAGTATACACCTAAAGAATCTTTTGAGGTTGAGAACGCATCTTCGGATGGCTCATCAATCAATAGTGATTTTTAAATAGGTCTAAAAACCACAAGATATAATGTTCATAGTTGTCATTATACTTTACTCCTATGAGAGAGTCGAATGCCTCCATTTGGCTCTCTCACAATTAACTAAAAATTTAAAGGGCGACAATGGAAGACATAAACAAAAATGGATTTGTTAAGTATCATTTACCATGTCCACTTTGTGAAAGTACTGACGCAGTATCTTTAAACAAAGATGGTTCAGCTTATTGTTTTTCCTGTCAACAATACATCAGGGAATACAATATGGAAACAAATCATGAAACTACAAATAGAGTAAATGAATATCAAGTAAAAGATTTCTTAAAAGAATCTAACTACGCAGAAATTATAGATAGAAATATCAAAGAAGATACTTGCAAAAAGTATGGAGTCACAGTTAAGATGGACTCTGTTGGAAGTATAACACATCATTACTATCCGTACCATGATAAACAAGGTGCAAAGATAGCTACCAAAACTAGATACACTAAGCTAAAAGAATTTAGTATACAAGGCAATACTAAAAACTCTGGATTGTTTGGTGAAAATTTATTCTCAAAAAATAAATATATAATAATAACTGAAGGTGAGTTAGATTGTTTATCAGCTTATCAAATGTTTAAGACTGATAGGTATGACACACCTGTTGTTAGTATTAAGAATGGAATTACTTCAGCAGTTAAAGATGTTAAAGGAAGTTTGGAATGGTTAGAAAGTAATTTTGATAATATTATTATTAACTTTGATAATGATAAACATGGACAAGAAGGTGCACTAAAAGTAGCAGAATTATTTAGTCCAGGTAAATGTAAGATTATGTATTTACCTGAAGAATATAAAGATGCATCTGATTGTTTAACTAAAAATAAAATTCAAATTTATACTAAAGCTTTTTGGGATGCTAAGTTATATGCACCTGATGGTATTATAAATGCTAATGTTTTATTTGAAGAGATAGCTAAACCAACAACAAGAGCATTTGTTCAGTATCCATTTGAAGGAATGAATAAATTAACATACGGTATTAGACCATCAGAGTTAGTTACATTTACTGCAGGTTCAGGCTTAGGTAAAACTCAAGTGATGAGAGAAGTAGTTTATCATATGTTAAAATCAACTGAAGATAATATTGGTTTGTTAATGTTAGAAGAAACACCAGTCATTACATCTAAAGGTTTGATGAGTATTGAAGCTAATCAAAGATTACATTTACCAGATGTCCATGTTAGTAAAGAAGAATTGAAAACTTACTTTGATGCAACAGTAGGTACTGGTAGAATATATATGTTCGACCACTTTGGTTCTAACTCTATTGATAATATAGTTTCAAGAGTAAGATACTTAGCTAAAGGTTTGGATTGTAAATATATAATCATAGACCATGTTAGTATTATTGTATCCGACCAATCACATGGAGATGAACGAAGAGCATTAGATGAAATCATGACTAGACTTAGAACACTAGTTCAAGAGACTGGAGTATCTATGATAGTTGTATCTCATTTAAGAAGACCAGATGGTAAAGGACATGAGGAAGGTGCTGCAACATCTTTATCACAGCTTAGAGGTTCAGCAAGTATAGGTCAGTTAAGTGATATGGTAATTGGATTAGAGAGAGATGCTCAAAACGATGACCCTGAAATTAGAAATACTACAAGAGTTAGAGTATTAAAAAATAGATTTGCAGGATTGACAGGACCTTGTTGTGATTTAAGATATGATATTGATACAGGTAGATTGAAGGAGGTTAAGGTAGATGACCTTTAATAAAGTAGTATTTGATATTGAAACAACAATGACTGCAGATAAAATATGGTGCATTGTTTGTAAGCATGATAATACTTACTATCAATTTACAGACGGTAAAAATTTAAATAGATTTGAAGAGTTTGCAAAACAAACTAAAGAATTTATTGGACATAATATTATTGGGTTTGATGTACCAGTAGTTAAAAAGTTTTTAGGTGCAGACATATTTAAGAATTGTAAACTTACAGATACATTAGTATTATCAAGATTGTTTAATCCTATATTAGAAGGTGGACACTCATTAAAAAATTGGGGAACAAAACTTGGACAAAATAAAATAGAGTTTGAACAGTTTGATTTTCTAAGTGATGATATGTTAAAGTATTGTCGTAATGACGTAGCCTTAACAGAAAAGCTTTATAAGTTTTTATCTAGAAAGATGACTGACTTTGGTGAGTCAATTGAATTAGAGCATAAGGTAGCTGAGATAATTCAGAAACAACATGACAATGGATTTCTTATTGATGTTGTTAATGCATATGGATTACAAGCTAAGTTTCAAGAAGACATGAATGAACTTACTACTGAAGTTAGGAAGTCTTTTCCACCAGAAAAAATAGAAGAAACATTTATACCTAAATCAAATAATAAAGCTAGAGGTTATGTTAAAGGTGTACCATTTACTAAAGTAAAATATAAAGAATTTAATTTAGGTTCACGACAACAAATAGGTGAACGATTAATGAAGCTAGGCTGGAAACCAAAAAAGAAAACAGATAAAGGACATATCATTGTAGATGAAAAAGTTTTATCTGAAATAAATAATATTCCAGAAGCTGCATTAATAAACAAGTTTCTCTTGCTACAAAAAAGAATTGCTCAAGTCAGTTCTTGGATTGAAGCGATTAGAGAAGATGGGAGAGTACATGGGAAGGTAATTACTAATGGTACAGTAACAGGTAGAATGAGTCACCAGTCGCCCAACATGGCTCAGATACCTGCTGTGTATTCTCCCTACGGTAAAGAATGTAGGGCACTTTGGATACCAAGAAAACAATTTAAACTAGTAGGTGTTGATGCTTCTGGACTTGAGTTAAGAATGTTAGCACACTACATGAATGATGAGGGATATATAAATGAAGTCGTTAATGGAGATATACACACAGCAAATCAAGTTGCTGCTGGTTTGGAATCAAGAGATAAGGCGAAGACTTTTATCTACGCATTTATCTATGGAGCAGGTTCAAAAAAAATCGGAAGTATCATTGGAGGTACGGAAAGAGATGGAGACAGAGTTAAAGAAAAATTTCTTAGAGCAACACCAAGTCTTAGAAGCTTACGAGAAAAAGTGGAAAGAGTGGCTCAACGTAGATGGGTCAAAGGACTTGACGGAAGAAAAATAATTATAAGGCAACCTCATGCTGCATTGAATACTTTATTGCAGGGAGCAGGTGCAATAGTTATGAAGTATGCGTTGACATTGCTAGAAGAATATGTTAATAATAAACGAATCAAAGCATTTCCAGTTGTAAATGTACATGATGAATTTCAATATGAAGTTGAAGAATCAAGAGCCGAAGAGTTCGGTAAGCTAGGTGTACAAGCAATTATAGATGCAGGAAATAAATTGAAAGTGAGATGTCCTTTAAATGGAGAATATAAAATTGGAAACAACTGGTCAGAAACACATTAGTACATTAGTACCTGATATAAAAAAATTAATTACTGATGTATCAAATGGAAAACCTGCACCTATTACAGAAGAAAATTTAAATAAATTTTTAAATAATATTAAAGAGGCTATAATATCTTGGAACAAACCATCTGTAAAAGAAAAGTATGATGGTAAATTAAGGATGTCTATTATAGGTAAACCACCTAGACAACTTTGGTATGATAAAAATAGTCCTAAAGAATCAAGTGAAAATAATTCAGATATAACATTAAAGTTTTTATATGGACATATCATTGAACATTTGATTTTATATTTAGCAGAATTGTCTGGTCATAAGATTGAAGACCAACAAAAGAAAGTTGAGATAGATGGTATTACTGGACACATAGATAGTAAAATAGATGGTGAAGTTTGTGATGTTAAGTCAGCATCACCATTTAGTTTTAAAAAGTTTCAGTCTGGTGACATAGTTAATGATGACCCATTTGGTTATCATGCCCAGTTATCAGGATATGAAACAGCTTTAGGTACAAAGCATGGTGGCTTTCTTGTTGTTGATAAATCTAACGGTGACTTATGTTTTTATAAACCAGATGATATGGCAAAACCAAATGTTAAAGATTTGATTTCAACTTTAAAATCAACACTAGAAAGTAATACACCTCCTGGTAAATGTTATGAAGATAAAGAAGAAAAAAATGGTAATAAAACTTTAGCAACAGGATGTCAATTTTGTATTCACAAATGGGAGTGTCACTCTGATAGTAATAATGGAAAAGGATTAAGAGTTTTTAAGTATGCAAATAAAAATGTTTTCTTAACAAACATTGTTAAACTTCCTAATGTTGAAGAAATAACAAATCAATTTACGGAGCAACTACAAAATTATGGAAAACGTATTAAAGCATAAACATTTACTTATTAGAGCAGAGGTATCTAAACCACCATTAACTGAACAACATATTATTTTTTGGATGAATGACTTAATTAAAAAAATAGATATGAAAATACTTGCAGGTCCTTATGCATCTAGAGTTAATAAAAAAGGTAACGCAGGTTTAACTTGTGTTTCTATTATAGAAACTTCTCATGTTATTATTCATACTTGGGATGAGGATAATCCTGCCTTAATTCAACTTGATGTTTACTCATGTAAAGATTTTAAGAAATCAGATGTACTAGAATGTTTAGAAGAGTTTCAACCAATTCAAGTTGACTATAAATATTTTGATAGAGAAAATAATTTTAAAGAAATAAAATAATGAAATGTTTTTATTGTAATGCTGAAGTAAGATGGAACGAAGATTATGATACTGAAGATACTTATCCAGATTCAGAACACGATATAGTTAGTATGTATAACTGTGATGAATGTGATACATGGTATGAAGTCTTTTCACATAGGAAGGAAAAAAATGAACGCAAAGAAAATGAGTAAGATAAGAAACAAAGCTAAGCATATTTTAGTTGAATGGTTATCTTCTTTGTTAAATAAAGAGGAGGCTAGTAAGATTAACTATAAAAATATACTACAATTCTTACCAAATCAAACTCACTATTGGCAAAACACTACATTAAGATTACAACCCTGGTCATATAAATGGGTAGTTAAAAAATTAAAACACAACCAACAGTTGACATATGATGATTTAAATGCTATGTTACAACCATCTGAAAAAGATTTACGAAGACAACAGATGATTGAGAAAGGACCTTTATAATATGACAGATAAAAGTTTATTTAATGGATTAGCTTATGATAGTTTAAATAAGCAGGTAGATGGAACTCATTATAAAGGTATGAGGATTCAACCTGCACAATTTATTAATGAGAATAATTTATTATTTGCTGAGGGTAATGCAATTAAATATATTTGCAGACATAAACTAAAAGGAAAAAGAAAAGATATTGAGAAAGCAATTCACTATCTTGAAATGATATTGGAGAGAGATTATGATTCATGAAAGTACGATAAGTCAATTAGAAAAAAGAGCAAGAGGATTTAGAAGAATTATTTCTTCTCTTAATGATTTGCCTATGTATGGAATAAATCCTACTATAGATAAAATCTTGTTTGTAAAAATTGAAGCTTTGAAAGAACACCTAAAACAAAAGATTCAAAAGAATAATGAAAAATTAAATGAGATTTATACAAGTAGTATTGATAGTTTGTTAGATGATGATGGACAGATTAATAGTAACAATGTATCTATAGATAATGATTCGCAAAAAATTACCAAGAAATAATAAAAGACGTAAAAAAACTGAAGCTGATTTAGCTACGTTTAAATTAATAATAAATAATACAGGACAATTTATTGTTGAGCAATCACTTTATCCAAAAGATAAAATTAATTTACACTTTAGAAAAGAAAATGCAGGATTAATATCTGCAATGTTAAGAGAATCAAAAATTAAATTTGATGATATAAAAGATATATATGAAATTCTTTTAAAAGAATTAAGTTAATTATGTTGGACTTCCTATACTTTCTTTTTCATTACAAAAATAACTAATATATAATTTATCTTTATTAGTTTCTTCTGGCATCTTACTAGAAAAATCCATTATTAATTTTCCTCCTGCTGCAACACAGTCTGACCAATAATTAAATTTATTATCTACTACCATAGGATTGTTACAAAACCCTGTGATTGCAGAACATATTGAAAACACTAATACAAATTTCATATCTTAACCTTCTTTCTATTATACTTTTTTTTATTCTTAATAATCTTAGGTCTATATCGAAGATTAATTAATTCTTTTGCATATGGATTAAGAAGATTACTTCTTAAATCATTAGCTAGTATTGTCAATTTTTTTAAATCCAATTTATTTAGATGCTATAATCTTTTATTTTCATTTAAAAATATTTAAAATTTTTTTCCACCAAGGAATATATTCATCTGTTAATGTTAAAGCTTCTTCCCATTCTTCTAAATGAGTACATCTATTACATGCACATCTAGAACATTTGTCAATGTTACAATGACATTTATGATTACATTTAATACAATCAGACATATTATATTCCTTGTAGTCTAGGGTCGTTTGATGTTATATTCTTTTCTGCTTTAGGTCTAGCAATAGATTGCTTACTTCTTTCACGAAGTTGTACTTTAGCAGATTCAGCTTTTCTTTTTTCTTCTAATTGTTTTTTTAAATCCCATTTAAAATTCATATCATTCTCCTTATTGACAAGATAAACATTCATCAGAATCAGAATCTAATTCTACTAATGCTTCTTCTTTACAATCTTGACCACAGAAAATATCTAATTCATTCTTAGGTTCAAACTCTTCATTACATTGTTTACATTTTATAATCATTAAATTCCCTCATCTAAAAATTTAGTAGTCTTTTTCTTTTTATCTTTCTTCTTCTTAGTAAATATAGTTTCTACTTTTAAAAAGAAATTATCAATTGCTCCTAAAACTTTATACATAAACTTATCAAACATTACCTTACTGGTCCTCCAAATATTGCTAATAATACCATTAATATAATTAATGTACCTGTAAAATAATAGTTCATTTTTATAACCTATTCCTTTCTGTCTGTTTCCCCATAGCTTTTGCCATGACCAGACACTAAGTTTACTTGACCAATGATTTATTAACAATAATATTTTTTTTAACATTTATTTTCTTTTTATCAAATCAGTAGCTTTCAAACCATAGACACTCGCAATTACTCCTACGAATATAGTCTGATACCAAAAAGGTAGCTGTGAAAAGTATTCAAAAAATAATTTCATTTTCTCCATTGCACTTGGGTCATCTGTAAATACAGCCCAAGTTAACAATGCTATTGGTGCTGAGAGTAATAATAAAATAAATTCATCTTTCCAGTCTGAATTTCTAGACTCAAGTAATTTACCTTGATATTCTGCCTCACCATTTGCCATCTTCTCAGCATGTTTCATCTGAGCATCAGACATTAACATCTTAGTTTTCTGTCTATTTTGATATATATGTGTACCTGCTTTTACTGCTAGATTTAAAGCACTAAGTATTGGAAATCCCATTGTTGTCTAACCACTCCTTTACATTAAATGAAGGACATTTCTTTTTATCATCTACTTCATAATGTCCTATTATTTTTTTAATATCGTATTTATCTTTTAGTGTTTCTAATATTTGTTTTAATGTATCAAACTGCTCAGGTAAAAAATTATTTTCCCAAGCACCCTCCTTATTAGAACCACCTATCATACAAATTCCTATTGATGTACCATTAACTGCTCTTGCATGAGAGCCTACCATAGATTCATCTCGACCTACTTCTAAAGTACCATCTCTTTTAATAACATAATGATAGCCTATGTCATCCCATCCATTTTCTACGACATGCCAATGTTTAATTTTTTCTGCTCCTATATCCATATCAGCAGGTGTTGCTGAACAATGAATAACAATCATATCTGTTTTAGTTCTTGGTGTCATATTATTATCTAGGGAGCATTACACTCCCTAGAATTATGGAGGTTATTTTATTTTTATTGTCTTAGCTTTCTTTTCTTCAGGTACTTCTTCATATAATTTAATACTTAGAATACCATCTTTAAAGTCAGCCGTATCTACTTTAATATATTCTGATAAAGTAAATTTTCTTAAAACATTTCTAGATGCAATACCTTGATGTATTAAGTTTTCACCATCCTTATCTTCTTTGATAGCTTCAACAGTTAATATACCATCTTCAACTTCACATCTAATATCAGATTTATTGAAACCAGCTAGTGCTATTTCAACCTGATATTTTCCGTCACTTAATTTTCTTATATTATAAGGAGGAAAGTTTGTTGTATTGATTCTAGATACCTCATTTAAAGTATTAAACATTCTATCAAATCCAATAGAATAATTTTTAAATGGGTCAAAATTTAATATCGTCATATTATATCCTTTCGTTAAGCGATTTAATTTTTAGTAATCTCTAATGAGCATTACTGTTCCTATATTATAGTAGGAATTTTATGTTGTGTCAACTATTCTTTAGTAAATAAATTAACATATAAGTCAGCTAATTCTTGTTTATTTTTACCAGAAATTCTTTTATTCAAAATACTTTTAACATTAGATGACCATTCGTTATTTTCTGCATATCCTGTTGCAGCTATTGAATCTATTATATCTTCTTTACTAGCTACACCTTGATTATACTTTGCAATTGTTTCTCTAACATTACTATACTTCTCTGATTTATTAACTAGATTTAAGAAATCTTTAATTGAATCTTCTTCAGTAGCATATTTTTTAATCATAGCTTTACTATCTGTAGCTTTAATATGTGGTTTATTTTTATCAAAGACTTGTATATTAAATAAATTTTTACTTCCATCTTTTATAAATCTTGATGTACCCCAACCAGTCTCTTCACTATTGATAGCAAGTATAATATCACTTGGTATAATATTATCTGTATTAGTTTTATAAACTTTTTCTGCAGTATTAAATAACCATTCTTTTTTTGGTTTCTCTAATTCAGATACTTTAGAATAATCTTTTTGTATTTCTATATTAGGTTTCTTTTTTGGTAATAAAGGTTTCTCTTTAATAACAGTTATTGCAATACCAGATTCTTTAGCACCAGGATTACCTTCTAACATAGCTTCATAGGATTGAAACTGTTCTGGTTTTTTAGGTGGTACTATTACTTCATCACCATCTTTAAATGTAGGTCTAAC